TCCGTCGTCGCGTCGTCGAACGCCCCCGAGTTGAGCCGACCCTCCATCCAGGTCGTCCACTCAGCGAGCGTCACGAACGAGTTGGCGGTGGCGCTGCCGGCAGTCGCGACGATGGTGAGGGCCAAGGCTCGTTAACCTTACTCCGCCGCGCGGAGCGCCCGGAGGTAGTCGCCCTTCAGCGGCGCACCGTCCTCGCCGTCCTCGCGCGTGACCGTCAGGCCCTGCTCGTCAGCCAGCGCGACCAGCTCGTCCTTGCTCAGCCCATCGAGCTCGTCGTCGGACTCGCTCGCGGGCGCCTTGGCTGCTACCGGCTCCGGCGAATACTCGCCCGATGCGATCATCCCCCTGGCGTCGATCGGATGGCGCTCGACACGCTCGCCGGTCTCGACGTTCCAGAGTTCGGTCTTTCCGTCTGCCGTCTGGCCCATGTGATCCTCTCTCGGGTTTGAGTAGTGCGCTAGGGCTTCTTCGGCCGGCCGCGGCGCTTCGGGGCCTGGAGGGGCTCAGCGGGACCGGCGTCCTCCGCCTTGACGATCTTGAGGTCCGGATCTGCGGGCGGGACATTGGGAACGGGGGTCACAGGCACCGGCCCTTCGGGCGCCCTGGCGGCGTCCGCACGGCTCCTACGCTCAGCCTCCAGGCCCGGAACGACCGGGTTCGGCTGCTCGATGATGCCCCTCTGCTCCGGGGTCACGACGGGCGCCTCCACCCCCTCGGGCGCGTCCTCCGTGTAATCCCCTCCGTCCAGCATCCCCCGGGCATCGACCGGCCAGCGATCGAGCGGCTGGCCGGTCTCCCGGTGGTAGATCCTCCACTTGCCGGCAGGCGTGCGCTGCGGTGTCATGGCGGGACCCTCTACTGGAGGACCACGAAGGCCGTGAAGTCGACGCCCGTGGCGATCGCGCCCGTCACGTCGATCTGCATCCGCATGTAGCGGTAGGTCGTGCCGTTGATCTCGTTCGTGAAAGCCAGCTCGTAGCGGCCCACACCGTTGTCCACGTCGGCCGCGAGCATGACCGTCGCCGCGGCGTCGCCGAGCGTGAACTTCGGGCCCTGGCGGATGTCAGACGCGAAGGTCGAGGAGCTGGAGAACTCCAGCACGATCTCGTATGCCTCGTCCCCGCTCGCGACCTCGACCGCCGTGGCGTCGATGATGACACGCCCGTCGACTCGGCTTTGCCCGAAGTCGAGGATCTTGTCCGACCCGTCCACCTGCGCGATATCGTCCGCCGCGATCAGGCCGGCGTCCTTGAGCTGGAGGTCATAGTCGAACGTGAAATCCCTCTGGTTCCTGGCCATGTTCGTGGCTCCTTATGCCTGGACGTAGTAGATGGCGACCGTGACCTTGCCGGCCGTGACCGAGCCCCAGTCCGCGCCCGTCGTCACCGTGAGCGTCGGGCTGTTCGCGGCCGTGAGGAGCTTGGTGCCGGATGGCACCCCAGACTGCACTCCATCCGCGGCCGTGCTGAACACGTCGATCGTGCTGGTGTTGTAGCGGTCCGCATCGGAGCCGTCACCGATCGTGAGGGCCGCGGAGTCGTCCCCGGCGAACCCCTCCTCGACGGTGACCTTGGTCCCCAGCACGACCGCGCCTTTCGGGACGCTGCCCGTGAACTGGATCGTCCCGGCCGCACCTCCACCGTCCGCGAAATCCGCGTGGTCGAACTGCTGCTCCAGCTTCCCGACCACGCCCACGGAGTTACCGGAGCCGGCGTCGGGGAGGAGTAGGTCGATCGTGGTGCGCTTCTGCCGGCCTGCGCCCGTGCTGCGGGCAACCTCCAGCGAGTGCGTGGTAGGCATCGGGGGCCCCCTTACGCCACGAGGGCGGCGTCGGAGATTCCGCCGACCCTGGACACCGCGCGGCCGTGCTCGACCACGAGGCCGATGTCCCACTCGACCCGCGTCAGCACCTTGGGCTCCGTCTCCATCTCACCCAGGTCGCGCACGTCCATCGGGGCGCTCTGGATGCCCGCCACCCGACCGGGCCCGATGTTGAGCACGTAGAGGGAGGTCGAGGACGAGCCGGCCGGGGACCCGGCGATGTCGCCCTGTTCGTCGAACGCGAGCGGCTCCGTGCCGTCGTTCTCCGGGTAGGGGACCGTGAGCGGGATGCCGGCGTAGGTCATGATCGGCCGCCCGAAGTCGTCCCGGGTCTGCTCGATGTTGCCGGCGAGCGTGGAGCCGCGAAGTGCGGCGCTGAACCGTCGCTTGAGCGCCTTGCTGAGCCAGATCGCGTTGGCGCCGGGTACTGCGTCGATCGCCTCGTCCAGCTTGGCGAGCGAGAGCGCGTCGCCGTTGTCGGTCGTGCCAGCGGAGATGAGCTGATCGCCGGTGACGCGGGCCTGAAGCCCGTCGAACTCGCGCGGCTGAGACGTGGAGTCGCCCTTGATGAGAACGCGCGTGATCTCGGCGGCCAGCGCCTTGACCTTCATGTTCTCTTCCTGGCCCCGCCTGCCCTCGCCCATCGTGCGGATGAGGAAGGTGTCAACGGCCAGCTCGCCACCGGAGATCCTGAGCGCCTCGACGAACGGGTTCACGACGCCGGTCGACTTGGTGAACGACTCGTTGACCCCACGGAAGGCGACGCCGGGCAGGACGCCCTCGCGGTTGTAGGCGTAGGCGTTGCCCTGAATGGTCATGAAGTCGATCTGAGCGAGCCAGGCGGACGCGCGGGCGAACATCTCCACGATGGCCGCCTTGGTGAACTCCCCGCCGTTGAAGGCGGTCTTCGCGTATTCCAGGAGCGTCATCGTGGTCCTCTTGCGGTTGGTGCCGCAAAAGGAACCGGGGCGTCATCCCCGACCCCGCCTTGCGGCTTGGTCTAGAGTTGACGCCCCGGTCTCACACCTGGGCCGCTCGGGGGCGCATCACGCGCTGATCCTGAGCGTTGTCGTCTATGTCCGCCCGGGCTCACCCCGGACCCTTCGGATACTTCGCTACGGGTGAATGTACCTCACCCGCGTACGGCCTGCAACCTTCTTAGGCTGCGGACTCGGCCTCGCGTGCGACCTTGAGCTTCTCGTTCGGGCCGAGCTTCTGGAAATCCTCGAACGAAAGGCCGCCAGTACCGCGGCCCGGCATCTTCGTGCCACCGTCGGCCCCGCCACCGTCGGCCTGCGTGCCCTCGTACAGGTAGGGGCGGGCCTTCTTGAGGTCGGACGCGATGTATGCCGCGACGTCCTTGCCCTTGCCGTCCTTTACGGTCGGCGCCTCGCTCTCGTCCAAGTCGAAGTGACCGGCGTTGAGCGCCCACCAGTCATCGACCCGGTCCTTCTTCACGCCGTTCTTGAGCGCGAGCGCCTTGACGCGGCTGTCCAGGAGCAGGCCGCGGGCCTTCTGTTCCGCCGTGGTCGCCCGGGTCTCGCGCTCGTCGATGTCCGCCTGGAGCTCGGTGCGGATCTCCTTGTACGCATCCTCGCGCCACTTCTTCACCTCGGGAGAATCGAGGTCGACGCCGGCCTCGGCCGCCTTCGCCTTGCGCTCCAGCTCCGCGATGCGCGTGGCGGCGTCCTTCGCGCGCTTCTCGGCGGCGGCGGTCAGCTCGCGCTCTTTCCGCGCGGCCTCCTTGAGAGCGTCGAGGTCTGCTTGTGTCGGCGTGCCTTCTGCGACCTTCGCGACCCATTCGCCGCCGACCTCGTGGTAAAAGTCGCGGAACGCCTCAGGGACCTCTTCCTGCGCCTTGAACTTGGGCCACATGGTGCCTGTCTCCTCCTGGTGTTGAGTAGCGTGCTTCCTCGGGTACTACGCGGCGCGTGCGAGCGCTACGAGCGTGAACCGCTCGATTGCCCGACATCCGTACTCTGATTCTCCAGCGACCATCTCGCCATTGGAATACGGCTGGTTGAATCCCACCGTCTCCCCGTGCAGTAGGCGGTGCGAGGGACGGGTGCGGGTATCCATGACTTCGACGCGCGTTCGCTGGAGCCGCGACACGTCCACGATCCCCCGATCAATCGCGGACTGCCACGAGTTCCGCTGCGCGAGCCGCTGGGAATCAAGCGCGATCGAGCGGGCGTGCGCCTCGGTGTTGAGCGCCAGCAACCTTTTCCGGTACGCCTCCGTCATGCGCTCGACCTGCTTGGGCGTGAGCGGCTTGTCGCCAAGCATGCGGTCCAGCATGGCCAGGTCCCGGGTGCCGAGCCCCTTGCCGCCCGCGTGGCCGCTCCGGGTAATCTCCGTGCCGTCCGGGGTGCGGATGGTGCCGCGGCCCAGCACGCGACGGAGCGCCGCCCGGTCGCCTGACTCCAGCTCTGAGCGGAACCGAGCCACCGCGCGCTCGTAGTTAGGTGGGAGCCCGATCGCGTCTCCGATGCGGTTGGCGACCACGCGCGGGTTCTTGCCGGCCTCCAGCCCCTCGCGCGCAGCCTGCCGGACGGATTCGCGCACCTCGGCCTTGAGCCCTTCGATGGCGCGGGTATCCAGCCGGCGCACGGCGTCGATGACGCGGGGATTCAGCACGTCGAACGCGGCGCCGACACGGATCCGGCTGGGGAGGAAGCGGTGCCACGACTGCCCCGCACGGAGCGTCTCGCGGTCGATGGAAGCACGGAGGGAGGAGAACGCGGCGTCCAGGTTCCGGTCGTTCAGCGCCTCGTTGAGCAGCCGGTCCAGAGCACCCGTACGCAGCGCCCGGAGGATCTCGGCGTCCGTGAGCTGGGCGCGGATGAGGTTGTAGGCGGCGAGGAGGCGGCGCGCGGCGTCATCGTGGAGGCCCTTGGCTTGCCGCTGGATGCGCTGGCGCAAAGCTTTTTCAGCCGGCGACATGCGCCCCCCGTGCTACAACCCCGGCACCCTCGGCTCTACCGGCGGATACCCCGTCTCTCCGGCACGTACCTGCACCCGAGGGAGCGAGTGCTCGGGATACGCGGGATCGGGCTGGTCCACGAGGTCTACGAGGATCTCCATGCCCATGAGCAGCCCGGCGCGGATGAACAGATTCAGCTCGAACGCCGCGAGCACGATCTTGTCCGCGAGCTCCTCGGGAGTGAGGTCGGCGAGGCGCTCGGGTTCGGGCATGGCCC